AAACATAGAAAATATACTGCAAGCAATCATTGATAAAATAACGGTGCAAAATCTTATTAACGCGATAAAAGGCGCAGTTGCAGGTATTATACAAAAAGCTATTGACTGCGTAAAGATGGCAGTTATGAGTTTTGATCCATTTTTAATTCTAGGCAGAGGCGGTCCAGTTCCAAGTTATGCTTTGGGTAGAACCATAGAGAATGCTTTGTTACAAAAAGAAAGAGTTCTAGACACTTTAACAGATGACTTTTCAAAAACTATTACAACAAAAATAGAAAAACTTATTGATTATAGTGTTAATTTGTTTGCTAATCCTTCGGTAGAAGAAATAGAATATTTAATGTCTCGTTTTTGTGGATTTACATCGCAAATTGGTTTGGAAATAGAATCACTTAAAGAACCTCTTACTAGATTTGATAGAAGAGCAACCGCTGTTAGAGATACTGTTCAGGCTTCTTCTAGAATTGTAACTGCGCAGGCTATTGAAAGTGGAAGAGCAGTTCTATCTGATCCTGATCGTGCAGAAGTTATAAATAATACAAGAGAAGACTGGGCTGACACTGGGCATATGAGAGAATGGTATGATAAAGATCCAAGCAGTCCAAATAATGTTAAGATGCTTACATTTGAAAGTATAATGGACGACAGTAATGGAAAAATATGGTCATCAAAAAGCCAAGGATGGTATACGTTTTATAAGAATCCATCAGATGCTTGGTATCAAGTGAGACCGGGAACTAGAGAAGCGTTAATAAGAACACAGCAAAAATTTGGTATAAAACTACAAATAAAAAGCATGTTTAGAAGTGAAGCTTATAATGATCATGTTCGAGCGATAGAAAAGAAAAGCGGTGCAGCCGCAGGTCCTAAAGGCGATTATGGTGTAGCGTTTACTTCTAAACATATAGATGGCCATGCTTTTGATATAACTTGGGTTGGTTTCAATAAAGACTCAGTTAACAAATTTTTGGATATTGCCAAACAAGAAGGTTTTTTATCTAGAGTTCCATATTTTCGCAGTGGGTTTGTTCACATAGATACGCATTCAGAAAGATATTGGGTAGGTAATTAAAAATGGTAGTTAATTTAGTCACAGGAAGATCGAAAAAAATATCGATTTATTCTGATTTTAAAAAGGATCTTCAGATTAGTCCGCTATCAGATGACTTAACACTTTTAAAAGACGAAGACGCAGTAAAAGAAGCTATTAAAAATCTTATTCTTACTGATAAAGGTGAAAGATTAATGAGGCCGTCCGTCGGTGGTAATGTTAGGGCAATGCTGTTTGAAAACATTACTCCGGTAACTTTAAAAATAATAGAAGATCAAATAAGAACTGTAATTGAGTTATATGAACCAAGATGTAAATTAATAGACGTGTCAGTTACAACAACATCAAACGAAAATAACTTGGCAGTAAAAGTACAGTTTTACATCGTTAATCAAGAAATGCCAATAGAGCTAGATATGTTTTTAGAGAGGACTCGATAATGGCTAAACTAAATGTTGCAGAGTTAGATTTTGCTGCTATAAAACAACAATTCAAAACGTATCTAAAAGATCAAACGCAGTTTAAAGACTACGATTTCGAAGGCTCAAACATGAGTGTTTTATTAGATGTCTTATCATATAACACTTACCAAAATAACTTTTACACTAATATGGCTATTAACGAAATGTTTATTGATAGCGCAGTATTACGTAACTCTGTTATTTCACATGCTAAAGAATTAAACTATCTTCCAAGATCTAAAAAGTCTGCAAAAGCTGTAGTGACTGTAAGAATTATTGATGATACTATTACTGGTACAACAGTTAATATTCCACAATATACTCCTTTTACTACATCTTACTTAGGAGAAACATTTGAGTTTATTACAGAAAAAGCTTATGTTGCTCGGGCGATTACGCCAGGTGTATTTGAAAGCGGAGAGATAGAAATATTCGAAGGAACTATGCTAACAAGTTTTGAGCGCGAAGGTTTCTTTCTTGACGACGAAGGTATTTTGAGAGTTAATCTTACGAACGAAAATGCAGACGTAGACTCAATCGAAGTATTCGTTGATGCTGAGGCTACAGATGATCAAAACGTATTTGTAAGAGCAAATGACATTTTTGGTGTAGGACCAAAAGATAAAGTATTTTATGTAGAACCTTATTATGATGGAAGATACTCAGTATATTTTGGGCGTAATGTATTTGGATTACAACCATCCGAACTAGAAGATATCCGTGTAAAATATCGTGTTACTAACGGTGCCAGAGCAAACGGTTCTCGATCATTTACTATTAACTTAACAACTGATGGATCTTCTGTTGTAACAACAATAGCTCAAGCTACGGGCGGATCTGAAGAAGAAAGTATTGAGAGCATTAGATTTGCTGCGCCAAAATCAATACAAATACAAGAAAGAGCCGTTACTGCTTCTGATTATAAAAATCTTTTAAAGAATAGATTTTCAGAAATTGTTGCGGTTGCTGCGTATGGCGGAGAAAAGCTAGAACCACCTCAGTTTGGAAAGGTTGCGATTTCTGTTTACCTTGGTCAAACAAACGATCTTTTATCTAAAACCCAAGCGGCAACTTATATTGATTACTTATCAGATAGAACGCCGTTATCTGTTGAGCCAGTTTTTCAAGACGCAGAATTTTACCATGCTGACTTAAATGTTAACGTAACATATTCTATTTCTGCGACTACTAAATCACAAGGACAATTAGAAACTTTAATACGTAATACTATTCAAAGTTATTCTNCCGCAAACCTTAATGATTTTAACAAGACTTTAAGATTGTCAAAATTAGCAGCTGCTCTTGATGCTGCAGATATATCTATTCAAAGTAACAGTATTACTGCAAAACCAGTAATTGACTTTACTCCAACTTTACGCATAGAGTTAAACCCTACATTTAATTTTGGAACAGCTCTAGTAAAACCATACGCTTATAATGCTGCTAATATGTTTAGAGATTATAAGCCGGCTATTAAATCTGGCCAATATGATTTAGAAGGTGTATGTGTTTTCTTCCAAGACGATGGACAAGGAAACATTCAAATCATTACTGCCGATGTGACAAACCCGCAAATAGTAAATCCAAACATTGGTACTGTAAATTACGAGACCGGTGTTGTTGCTTTAAAAGGATTTCAAACAGAGGGTTTCCAGGGATCAAAAATTAAGATTGTAGCAAATACTCAAGAAGACGACATAGTTGCACCAAACGGTAGAGTATTTTTTGTTAGAGACTCAGATGTTACAGTTAATATCATAGAAACAAAGACACGGTAAAATGGAAATAGAAAAAAGCATACTATTTAAAATTGAGCAACAATTTCCAGCCATTTTCCGTGAAAATGGTCCAGAATTAGTTCAGCTTATTAAAGACTATTACGAGTTTATGGAAACAGAGACAAACATGTCTTTGTATCGCTCAAGAAGACTTTTTGAATATCGTGATATTGCTAATACTACTACTGAATTTATAATTCAATATCATAAAACGTTTATGGCAGACTTAGATCTTTTAGATCCTGCAGTAACACGTTTAGCTATAAAAAATATTTTAGGTTTATATAGAAGAAAAGGTACGCCGGGTAGTATTAAATTATTCTTTAGACTGTTTTATCAGGCAGACGCTGAGATTTCGTATCCAGGAAAATATATTACTAAACCTTCTAGCTCATCTTGGCGAAAAGGTATATACCTTGAAATGTATACCAATGACAATAGCTTTTTTGACAAAGATGGTAATGAGTTTACATATGCCGATCTGTATGGAAGAAATATTAGAGGTGCAATTTCAGAAGCACGTGCAGCTGTTGATACAATTAGTTTCCTTTATATTAATAATACACTTCGTCCAATAATATATTTAAGTGATGTACTTGGAACATTCCAAAAATACGATGATGTTGTCGCAATCATAAATGGTAACTCGGTTTCATTTGGGCGAGTGCTAGGTTCTTTAAGTGAAATAGANATTGATGATAACTATGGNGGAACACCAAACCATAAAGTCGGAGAGATTTTCAATGTTGAAAGTATTGGNGGTAATGGTCGTGGCGGTAAAGCAATTGTAAGCGGTATTAAAACAAACGCGCTGGGTACAATAGAATATAGTGTTACAGATCCTGGGTTTGGATACACTGTTGCTAATACAGAACTTTTAGTTTCAGATCAGGTAATTATTATTTCTAATCCTAATTTATCTTTTGTTGTAGAAGAAAGATTAAGAGATAGTAATGGTAATGAAGGCATCGTTATTGGGCAAAACTCTGTTGCAGTTGGCGTAAAAATGAATCCTGGAGATGAGTTTGATTCTTTTAACATTAATGCCATAGATAGAATTCCATCGACAACTACTTTAGAAATGGTTACTGGAGCAGACTCAGTAGATCTACTTACTGTTAAAAACGACTCTTCACCTGGTCCTCTATTTCCAAAAACAGGAAACTCAGATCATGTTAAAGTCTCAATCAATAACGTTGAAACAGTAAGCTTAATCACAGATGTTATTAATGATTTCACGGCTGTTCCAATTAACTCAGCTGATTATAACACAGTGCCTCCTGCACTTAGACCAATGTCAGGAACTGCAAGCCCAGTAACTTTAGCTACACCTTTAAATCAGGCTTTCAACTTGACTCCTTTTGATATTGGTTCTATAGATCAATTAATAAATGTTAATCCGGGTGAAAATTATACAAACGATGCTTGGGCAATTGCTCGAGATCAAGTTATGAGAAATTATGATAGATTTGAACAAGTAATTGTTATGAACGTGTTCCCGGCCAGTTTTACGATTGGTGAAGAGGTTACTGGTAGTTCTTCGGGTGTTGTTGGTAGAATTACTGCCTTAGACTCATCAAACTTTTTCATTAAAGTAAGACCATACAGTTACTATGGATTTACAAAAGACGACGATTTAATTTACCAAGGTGCAACATACGATGTTAACTATATTTCTCGAGATTATGCTGGAGAAAAAATAGGTGAAAGCGCAGACATTTTTGCAAATGTTCTTTTTGAAAGCGGACAGATAGATACAGCAGACGTTTATAATTCTGGTGTTGGTTATCCAGATGGCGATTTAGTATACTTAACAGACGATGATGGCACTATACATTCAAAAGCTACAATTAGAGCTTTATCACAAGGTATTACAGAAGGTTACTGGTCTACATTTAATTCGCATTTAAGTGGATGGATACCAAACGTTGCAAACTCTTCTATCTTGACGTATAGAGATTATGAAATGAGAGTTCAGGATAGTGACTACTATCAAGAATATTCTTATGAAATACGATCTGTGTTGGGAGAAGAATTATACAAAGAGTCTCTTGAAAACCATGTACACTTAGCTGGCAGTAAAATGTTTAGTAAGTTTCTTTGGCAAAGAGATATGGAATCGCAGACAGGTGCAAAGAATACTATAGGTGTTAAAGAAGATGATGAAGTAGGTGGTGATCCTATCGTAGGACCAGATCAAACCGTAGCTGTCGAGGGTGGAGGATTACGTGCCTCTGCTAGAGATTATACAGTAGATTCTACACTTATTCGAACAAATACATTTACAGAACCAGCGTAATAGAATTAATAAGATAAATAACTAAAAAGTTACGAGGAAAATATGGCACAACAATTAATCAACGTGGGTCTTGTTGCTGATGACGGTACAGGTGATAGGCTCAGAGACGCCTTTATAAAAAGTAATGACAACTTCACAGAACTTTATGGTGGTGGAAGCAGCCTTGCATTAACTGATTTAAGTGTTACAACTGGTGCAGCTTCCGGTGGAGGGACGCTTACTTATGATAACACTTCGGGTGTATTTACTTTCGCACCAGCAGATTTATCAGCAGCAGCATCAAACCCAACGTTTACCGTAACGAATAGCGGATCAAGCGCTTATACATTTAATGGTGGTGGAACAAATAACGATAATAACCCAACGTTATACTTGCAAAAAGGTTTGACATATGAGTTTGCAGTAAATGCTTCAGGCCATCCATTCGAAATAAGATCAGCAGCTGGTGGGGCTGCGTATAACGATGGAGTTACTAATAACGCGGCAGCGGTAGGAACCATAACATTTACTGTTCCTATGGACGCGCCAGATACGTTGTATTATCAATGCCAAATTCATGCCGGCATGCTTGGGACAATAAACACTGCAAGCGGTGGTGGCGGTGGAAGTTTACCATCTAGAACTGACGTGTCAGGAAGCAGTGCTTCATTATCAAATGATGCTCAGGGAAACATTGATATAACAGGTTTTAAATCCTATGCTCTTATGTCTATTACTACAGATTACGCAGCATGGGTAAGACTTTATACTACATCTGCAGCGAGAACGGCAGACGCAGCTAGGCTTGAAACTACTGATCCTTTACCCGATGCCGGTGTAATTGCTGAAGTAATTACCTCAGGTGCAGAGACCATTGTATTTTCACCAGGTGTTTTTGGTTTTAATAACGATGGAACACCTGCAGATACTATCTATGCTCGAGTTAAAAACAAATCAGGTTCTACATACGCAATTGGGGTTACGTTAAAACTCTTGCAGCTGGAGTCTTAGAATGTCTGATAAACAGGAATGGATTATCACTTTATATAATCATGAAGATCTAGAGTCTTTTTATGAAGATATGGAGACTGAAGGCGGAGACTTGCACATTCCTAACAGAAGAGTTTTATGTACAAACAAGCGCGCAATAAGTAGAAATACCCATTACTATTTGACTGAACAAGAAGCGCTTGAAGTAAAAGAAGATTCAAGAGTATGGGATGTTGTTAATCACGATCTATTTGTGAATTCTATTAAACCTTACGGTTACACGATTGATAATGGTGATTTTGATAAGAGATACCAAACTGATGCTAATAATATTAATTGGGGTTTGTTAAGACATAGTGAAAATGNTAACAGAACAGGCTGGGGTCTTTCTACCATTTTTAACCAAAGCTCGGACGGTAGTGTTGTTGATGACTTGACAGTTACAGCTTCTGGCAAAAATGTTGATGTAGTAATTGTAGACGGACATTTTGATCCAGCCCATCCGGAGTTTGCAGTAAATCCTGATGGTTCTGGGGGAACTCGTGTAGTACGATATAATTGGTTAGCGCCATCGGGTGGAACTTATGATTATGGTGTTCACGTAGACACCGCATATGTAGATCCTAATGGTGTTGACAACGATAGAAGAACAAAAGATAATGACCATGGCTGCCACTGTGCAGGAACGGTTGCTGGAAACACTCAGGGCTGGGCTCGTGATGCAAACATTTATAATATGAGTCCTTATTCTACAAATGAAAATTCAGGTTTTTCAGCTATACTGTGGGATTCTTTACGTGCCTGGCATAATGCAAAATCTATTAATACAGAAACTGGTAGACGCAATCCTACCGTTTCAAATCACAGTTATGGCGCCAGTTATTCATTTGACGCTGGGTCTTGGAAAATGACATACCGAGGAGTAACCTTTGATCCTGGTAGACAACTTACTGTAACTGAACTTCAAAATAGAGGAATTCCAACAACTGACGCAGATGAATTTTCTGTTCCAGCTTGGTTTACATCAGTACAGGCAGATATGCAAGATGCAATAGATGATGGAATTATAATAGTAGTCGCTGCAGGCAACGATAGTTGGAAAATTGTAGACGCTTCTGATCAAGATTATGATAATAGAATTTGGACTGACAACACTGGAGGCTCCGGTTATCTTTCTCATAGAGGCGATGGAAGAACAGGTTATGACGCTGCTATAACTGTTGGAGCACTGAGCAATAACGATGATGAGAGAAAAGCTAATTTTAGTCAATGCGGATCAAGAGTTGACATATACGCGGCCGGACAATCAGTTATAAGTTCTGTTAAAGGTGGACTCAGCAATGGTGGATATACTCTTGTTTCAGATTCTAGGAATGGCACATATTCCCTTCAGCATTATCAAGGTACTTCCATGGCCGCGCCACAAGTAACCGGAGTGTTAGCGATACTAGCAGAACACATGCCAGGCCTTACACAAGCAGAAGCCCATCAGTGGCTATATAATACTGGTTTAAATACTCAAATGCTTGACTCTGGCACAGACGATGCTATGGATGATACGAGCTTACAAGGTTCTGACAATAGATTACTGTATTGGCAAAACGTTAGGGCTGAAAGTGGAGCAGCCTTTCCAAGAATAACACATAAATTAAGACCTACTTCTGGTGCAACCTATCCAAGACAACGCATTAGAAGAAGAGGCTAAAAAACCATATAAATATTAAAAATATTTAGGAATAAACGACTATGGCAGAAATTTTGACATCAACTTATAGAGCCGATCTTATGAGACGGTTCTACGATGATACGCAAGAAAATGAATATTACATGTTTATTGGCAACGACGTAAACGAAGTTGGTGCTAAGATCACTTCTGTTAACTCGCATTTTAGTCAACAACAATTTATGAATAACATTTTGTTTGGAAAGAAAGTACAAAAAGACGAAATACAATTCATGGTAAAATATTACCCTTGGCAACAGGGTATTGTGTTTGACGAATACGACGATAGAACTAATTTAGTAGATAAAAGATTTTATTGTGTTGTTGGCCCTAACATTAATAACACAGGTGATTATAGAGTATTTAAATGTTTGTCTAATAACAGCGGTGCTGCGGTAAAAACACACCCTGAATGGTCTAATGACAATTTAGATGGAGTGTATCCTATTCCTACCGATGGTTACATTTGGCGATATATGTATAGAATGACAGCGGCTGAATTTGAAGCATATAACGCTAGTGGTTTTATTCCCGTTATTGGTGATTATAATAAAGATCCATACAATATAGCAAACACAGGTTATGCTACTGTTCCAACGACAATAGGATCAGAAGTTACTACTATAAAAGTAGAAAATACTGAAGAAAACTTTGGCTATACTTCTGCATCAGGTGAAATTGATTCTGTAGATTATTCTGGCGTAATTACAGCTGATCCATATACAAACAGTCCTTTAAATGAGATTACAAATTACTACACTGGATTTACGTTTTCTATTGAGCTTGGAGGCTCGAGTTCAAATACAATAATTTATGAAGTAGCATCTTATACTTATGACGAAGCTACTAACACTGGACAATTTGATTTAGAGGTAGATTTAAATCAGCTTACTCAGGATGGCATTGCACCAAACCAAAGATGGAAAGTAACTCCTAAAGTTAAAATTGAAGGCGACGGAACAGGAGCAGAAGCTTTATCGGTCGTTAACAACGGATCAGTAACAGATATTCAGGTTATAAATAAAGGCTCAGGCTATAACTCAGTAACAGCATCTGTCGTAGATCCTAATTTTGACTTTGATCCAGAAGACGCAAACACAGTTGACGTAAGAGCGAGCATCAGACCTATCTTATCGCCAAAAGGTGGGCATAATGCAGATCCACTCTTAGAGCTTGAAGCACGGCGATTATTAATGTATGCTTATATTACTGAAACAGATAGCCTTTCAATTGGACCAACTGGAACATTTAGTTTCGTTGGCCTTATTAAAAACCCACAGTGGGCAAACACCGCATTGTACACCGCCAACACCGGCGGACCTGATGTGTTTGATAACAGAATTGCAGTTGTAACAGACGATTACCAAAACACATTTCAAAATGACACCATAAGTCAGGTAGACGCAGCTAATGAAGTAATATTTAGAGGTAAAGTTCATGAAGTTGACACCACCGCAAATACCGTATACATTTCAGAATACTTAGGTCCATACACAAACACTGCTAATAATAGTTCATCTTTTGATCCAAACTTTAATCTATTAGCATCATCCGGATCTCCAATTACAATAAATACTCCAGTAGAAGATAATATAACAAGATCACCACTAGTTCAACGTTCAGGTTTAATTTATTTTATGGAAGATATTACTCCATTAGATAGAACAGACAAATCACGAGAAGAATTTAAACTGGTTTTGGAATTTTAAGGGAAAGATAAGATAAATGCCTATTAATACAGATCTAAATATTGCCCCATATTTTGATGATTATGATACAGAGGATCAGTTTTATAAGATTCTTTTCAAGCCCGGATATGCTCTTCAGGCAAGAGAGCTTACACAGATACAAACAATTCTTCAAAATCAAATTGAAACGTTTGGTGATAATATTTTCCAAGAAGGCTCGATTGTAAAAGGTTGTAACTTTACAAAAATTGCTGGTTTGCAGTATGTAAAACTTAAAGATACGGACTCTAGTGGTTTAGCATTTAATCCTTCTGCATTTATTAGTAAATTTGTCGATGAAGAAATCAGCGGAGTAGTGAAAGAGGTTCAATATGTTTATACATTTGAAGGTGGAGATAGTGGACTAACTGGCCAAATTATTCAGGCAGCTCAAGGTTATGCGACCCGCCCACCAAACCTTCAAACTTTCTTTTTCCAATATACAAACAACGATGTTAATTCAAACTTTGGTAAATTAATTGATGGTGAATTGTTAACAATTACTTTAAATAAGTTTGATGGCGATAATAACTATTCCACTACCACAGTGTTACAGGTTGCAGTTTCAGAACAAGCCAACCACACTGGAGACTCATATGGTGTACAAGCTACGCCTGGAATTATCTTCCAAAAAGGACACTTCTTATTTACAGCAGAACAAAATGTTATTGTAGAAAAATATTCAGGTACGCCAGACCTTAAATCTCTAGGTTATGAAGTTACTGAAAGCTTAGTTACTCCACTTCAGGATAGCCAGTTATACGATAATGCACAAGGTAATAACAATTTTAACGCGCCAGGTGCGGACAGATTAAAATTAATTCCTACATTGTCTACTAAAGAAACAACAGTGGCTGACGCTGACACTAATTTCTTTACACTCGTACGTTATAAAAATGGAAATGTTGTTACTCTTAGAGATGTATCTCAATACAATGTTCTTGGAAAAGAATTAGCACGCAGAACACACGAAGAGTCTGGTGACTATATCATTGATAAGTTTAAAGTAAAAACTGAAAGAAATGCTAATAACCAGCTCCAAGCTATAGTAGGACCAGGTCTTGCTTATGTTAAAGGATATCGAATTCAAAATCACGGTGAATTAGATTTCAATATTCCTAATGTAACTACAACAGAAGAATTTGAAAACGAATCTGTCGGAATGAATTATGGTCATTATTTAGATTTTGACAGTGCTGTCGGAGATGTTCCTTTAGATCATACTCCCGTGGCTCTTAAAGACGTCGGAGGTGTACAAATTGGTACAGCTTTTGTAAAAAACTTAACTAAGAATGAACTGTATGTGTTTGGTATTAATATTACTGATGCAACTAAACGCTTTAGTGATGCTCGGCAAATTACTGCAGACTCCGGCACGGCTTGGGGTGCAATTGGATTTTTTAACGATCAAAGAATAAAAGAAACAAACAACGGTGCTCTTATTTTTAACACCGGCGTGTTTAGCGTAAGCAATACTAATGACACAAGTATTACAGTAAGAACTCGATTAACTGGCATAACTTATTCAGCAAATGCTTTTACTATTACGCAGCCTGGTGGATCAGGAAGAGATTTTAATTGCAAAAATACTCTTAATGATGCAATTTTTGTAAGAGATGATTTTCAAGAGATTAGGATTGGTACTATAGAAACAGCCAGTAATAACTCTGAGTTAAACGTAACTTTGACCCCCGGTGTGCCGCAAGGTAACTCCGGTACAGGAACGTTATATCACAACGAAAGAATATTACTTACTCAGCCTTATAGTAAAACAGTATCTCGGCCATTTATTAAAGTTTCATATTCACCTACGACTTCAAAATATAGTTTAGGTTTCCCAGATGTTTTCGAAATTATGAGCATCGTAGACAGTGCTGGAACGAGCTACTTAAATAGCTTTAGACTAAGACCAAACCAAAAAGATACTCATTACGACATATCTTATATGGAGTACATTCCTGGAAGACCACAACCAACTGGTACACTTACGATTAGACTTAAAGTATTTAGAATTAATTCAAGTGTTGGAAGTTATTTCTTTACAATTAATAGTTATCCAATTGATGATGCTTCTGAAGTGCTGCCGACTGGTCAAATTCGTTCAAATCAATTATCTGTTTATGAAGCTAACAACGGTAAAAAGTTTAATCTTAGAGAATGTTTTGACTTTAGACCTTACGCAGATAAAGATCCGCTTGCCGATTACAATTCTTCTAATGGCGCAACTGCACCAACTATTAGTACAGCCGCAGATGGTTACACGCTAGGTTTTAATGCAGATGGCCACGGAACTGTTTTAACTCCAGCCGTTGGTGATAGTATCACAACAGATATTACTTCTTATAACGGAAGAATTGACTTGATTATCGTAGACTCTTATGGACAATTTTCATATGTACAAGGTAGCGAAGATCAAAATCCTAAGCCACCTATGATAGGCCCAGATCAATTTATTGTTGCCGAGGTTCAAGTTCCAGGTTTCCCAGCCTTATCTTCTCGAGAAGCCGGGTTGCAGAAAAAATATAACTATGCTGTTAGAACAAAAACAAGTGGCATTAAACGTTACACCATGGCAGATATTGCTGCCGTAGATGATAAAGTTAAGCGCCTAGAATATTATGTTAGTTTAAACCAATTAGAACAGTCTGTAGAAAGTTTACAGATTTTAGACGCTAGTGGTTTATCAAGATTTAAAAATGGTTATATAGTTGATCCACTCGTAGACTTAAGATTAGCTGATTTGGAAAATCCAGAATTTAATGCGGCTGTTCCTGGTGATAAGCAGGTTATGACTCCATCACTTACTACTTTTCCTTTAGACTTGACTCTTTCTTCTTCTACTGGGGCTACTATTTTCCCAACTACGGATAATCCAGAAATAGCAACACTAAGTAGAAATGCACACGTTTCATTAATTAACCAGCCTTATGCTACTAGTTATAGAACACTAACGTCTAACTTTTATTCATATAAAGGTGTAGGTGAATTGTTTCCTGATCATGATTTTGTGCATGATATTTCAGTTGATCCAGTTCCTGTTGTTGCAGATTTAACTGCACCAATTGATGCATTCATTGATGATATACAAGCTTTCTTGCCTCAAACACAGGTCCAAACTAATAATATTGGAGCAGTACAGGTTGGAAATGCAAATCAATTTTTGCCAGGCTTTGTTGAGCAAAGTATTGTAACAGAATTTTCAACAAGTTCTACTACACAGCAAGAAAACGCCGGTGATTTTGTTTCTAACGTAGCGTTTAACCCGTTCATAAGATCAAGAGATGTAAACATTTATGTTTCAGGGCTAAGACCAAACACTCGCCATTATTTTTACTTTGACGGCGTGTCAATTGATGCAAATGTAAGAGAAGCTTCTACGGCAAATGTAACGGATGGTGCCACTGCCTGTTTCCCATACGGAAACTTTGGATCGGCTATCAATAGTAATGCTGAAGGTGTTGTCAAGGCTATCTTTAGAATTCCACAAAATACATTCTTTGTAGGCGAAAGACAAGTCATTATAACAGACGTAGACGATCTTACAAATGTAGCATCGGCATCAACATCTTTTGCAGAAATGGCGTATCAAGCATATAACATTGATATTGGCTCTCGGTCATTACATACATCAACGCGTATTCCTCAGTTAGATGTAACGTCAACAACTACTACGAGAAACGTGCGTGGTGCAGCTAGGCCTCAAGATAATAGTAATGATAACGATGCTGATTGGCGAGCACAATTTACAAATACCGACCCATTAGCACAAACTTTCTTTATTAAAGAAGGTGAAGGTAAAGGATCAACTACCGTTTTTGCTTCAAAAGTAGATGTTTATTTTAAACGCAAAAGTACTGTAAACGGGGTTACACTCCAATTAAGAGAAGTTATTAACGGTTATCCTTCTGCGGAAATTTTACCATTTAGTAGTACACATAAACACTATTCAGAAGTAAGTGTTTCTGATGACTCTTCTGTAGTAACTACTTTTAATTTTAAAAGTCCTGTTAAACTTAACACTGATACAGAATATGCTATTGTATTAAAGCCTGATGCAAACGATCCAAACTATTTAGCCTTTACATCTAAGGTAGGTGGAAATGATTTAACGCCGGGATCAACTCAAGGCAAAGCGGTTGTTCAAGACTGGGGCGATGGAGTGTTGTTTACTTCGACAAACAATAAAGCCTGGAAATCGTATCAAGATGAAGACTTAAAATTTAATATCTATCGTCACGATTATAATTCAGCAGTTGGGTCAGTAACATTTAAATCAGAAGGTCATGAATTCCTAACGATTGAAAACTTTGGTAGCAATACATTTACCCCTAATGAATATGTGTACCAAACTTTAACAAGAGATCCAAGTACTGGTGCAGCAGTTTCATTACCTCTCGGCTCAACTACGCTTACAGGAACGGGACTTAATGCCACATACTCTGAAGGTGATTATATTCACGTAGTAGCACCTTCAAGTAGTGAAGATATTTTCCAAATCGTACAAGTTGTTAATGATACTAGCATTATTTTAGATCACGCTTCTTATTTTTCTACATCAGGTGGAACGGGCAATCCTGTAGCAGTTGGTAAAGTTTCTTTCCAAAACGCTAAGAAACCTGAAACATTACATTTAAAAGACAGTTCTGCAACAGGCTCAAAAGTATTTACTGCTGGTAGCACAATTACAGGACTAGATAGTAATTACACAGCTGATATTGTAACAGTAGATAACATTAACTTAAGTTATGTTCATCCTCTTATTACAGCAATTAATGACGCTGTGACTACTACTTCTTTGTCCGGTAACTTTACAAATCCATCTAATGTTAACTCAAATTATAATTTAAATATGAAACTTGCACAAGAAAATTACTTCTTAAACGAAGGAGTAGTTATGTATAGTAGATCTAATGATACTGACGACTTAAGACCATTCACACTTAAAGTTGATATGGGTAATGGAGGCAATTCTACATCATCACCTATGGTTGATATTAATACTGCAAGCCTTATTGCATACCAATATAACGTAACAAATGATTCAGAAACTACTTCTAAATTTATTACTAAAAGAATTGATTTAGCAGAAGACTTAGATGCAGAAGATATGCGAGTTATATTGACTGCTTATAAGCCTAAAGATACTGACATTAAAGTTTATATACGTCCTTTACACGCAGCAGACTCTACTTCTTTCGAAACAATAGATTGGATAGAACTAGAATTAACTAAGGGTTCTGGTCAATTTTGCTCAACATCTAATATTCAAGATTATAGAGAATTTGAATACGGCATAGCAGCTGCAAATCTTGAAAACGATATGCTTGTATATACAAGTGCAGCTGGTACATTTACTGGATATAGAACGTTTGCTCTTAAAATAGAACTATTAGCCGATAGCATTAATAATGCTCCTACAGTAAAAGATTATAGAGGCATTGCTATAACATGATTAATCGTCGCCGGGATACAAAAACAGCAGCTGTTTTAAATACAGATGTCGCTGCACTTA